GGTTGAGCTCCACCATCAATTAATTTAGTTAAATTTGGTTCTGCACCTGTTGGCGCATCCCAAATAACAGGTGCATCACTACCTTGAAGGTTATACGAATCAGTCCATGAAGAAGTAGTGTAGTCACCATCACCTTCAATACCAGCATACACTGTAGATGTTCCTGCAGAGTCTGTGCTTCCCATAAGAGGTCCACCCAAAGCTGTCTTGAACCAATGTTTCATATCGGCCCAGTTCCAACCTCTATTGTATTCAAGTTTAGTTGCCATAAGACCAACAGCAATAGGAGTTGCAGAACTTGTTCCGTTGAATAATCTATCTTCAGACTCTATAGATGTGACTCCATCAAGATTGTAGTATGCATCATATCTTTTATACCCACTACTGTTATCCTCACATGCAGAAAAACTCATATCACATTGTGCAAAAATATCAACTCCATTTCCCATATTACTATAACTGGTTTTTATCCTCACATGCAGAAAAACTCATATCACATTGTGCAAAAATATCAACTCCATTTCCCATATTACTATAACTGGTTTTGCATTGTCTATAGAAGGTTCCCACCCCAACTTCTCCAGTAGCACTGTTCAGAGTACCGTATTCATCTAACGCACCAACTCCGATTCCTTTATAAAAAGCTACTCCATTACTATCATGTCGTTTTCCAATTTGTCCTGGATATCCAATCCTATTATAGAACGGTTGGAAGTAAATTCCAGGCATACTAGAGTATCCTGATCTTCTCCCCTCTTCAGGAGTCTCATTATCAGATAAAGTATAGTAATTATTGTAGTCTGGATGATCACCTCTCACTACTTTTTGGTCTCTATTGCCAGCGGCATAACAGAAAATGACTCCAGATTCTACAAGTTCAACACCTGATTGAATAATTGAGTTATCAAACTCATATTCGATTGCTAACGTCCCACCACTACCAATGAGAGGTCCAACTTGGCTACCATAAGATACTGCGTTAGATCCGTCCAAAGGTGTCTGACCAGTTCCTGCAGCATCTCTGTGATGAATGTATCCACTACTCCATGGACCTACTCTATTACTCCAACTATTACTGGAAATAGTTGGATCCTTATCACCTTTAGCTGAATTTATTGGTTTAATCTGATGGAATACTTTCTGCATATCAAATCCAACTTCCCACAATACACCATAAGTTCCGTATAGATTTAGGAACCACTTGTTTGAATTATAAGCCCATCCATATTGTCTACCATATGTTTGTGAAGCACATGGAGTTCCATGGAAACCAGTATTATTTTGATATGCAGTATTACTACCGTTAGATCTGGATCTCGTATAAGTTGAGCTTGCAAGAATAGCACCAAAGTCTTCTACTGAACCTGCAATTGCTTCTCCAGTTCCAATGCCTGCAGATACAAATTTTGGAGATCTATAAGTTGTACTGTTGTTTCTCCACCAGTTGAGACCAGCTGAATCTGTGGGGACAGTTGTTCCATCCCAACGAGTAGTAAGTCTAGTACCAGGATCTGCATTAAAGAAGTCTGGGTCCAAATAATATGGAGCATCCAAAACTAAATCTAGAAGATCGCATGTACCTACTGTTGTAGAGATACCACTGTTAGATAATTTGTTACCACCAACATAATTTTGTGGAGTATCTGATATGGTAAGTGTACTAATACCTAAAGTATTCTGAAATTCGATGTGACCGAACCACATATCTTGGTCACATACAATAACGTCTACATCTTTACCAGTTCCATATTGTGGTATTTGACTGCCAATTTGTATTGACGCTCCTGTAGTGGAGGCTACTCCTGGTAGTGAGTCCCATCGACCAGACACCCAAGGACTTTTCTTTTGGACATGTCTGAGTAATTGCATAGATCCTCTATTTTTGAGGTCTATACCAGGAGTGCTACTAGTATAATTATTGACATATGAATACCCTTGACACCAAACATTAGATGCATATCTATTTTCTTTTGTTAAACTCTCGACTAAATTGTCAGGGTTATCCATATAGGTGCCTGGATATGCAGAAGCATTGATAGTTACATTTGCAACGCCAGGATGATTTCTCAACTGTTCAACTTCATCATCATCTAATAGATAGATTCCTCTGAGTTCACTATGATTACATGCACTCGGACACTCTACAGTCCTGGATGGAATATTATCTTCAAGAGTTCCATCCTGCATTAGGATTTCGTGAACATGCTCCCAGTCTTTTTTTGTATGGCAGAGAATACCGTATTCTTTTTTTGATTCTTTTTCTGTTGGTTTTTTTAGTAGAGTTTCTTTGAGAGATTCAAAATTTACTCTCCGCTGTTCGTACCATTCGTCGATATTAGTATCAGTAGAAAACATTTCTTATACCTCCCTAATCAAAGCATTCTTTGTGTTGTGAATCTATAAGTAGTTAGCCCAGATATTCCAGTGACTGGAACTAATCTTACTTGAACTTGACCAGCAGATAGTGTTACCGATACATCGGCAATTTTATTCGGTTCATACATTTGACCATACTGCGATACATATGCGGTTGTGCCCGCACCAGTATGCATCACTAATGCTTTTTGTGCCTGGTAATTATTTCCATTGATAATGGATATTGTATATTCTGCGGTTACGAAGTCTTCAGTATACACATCAATTTCTTGAGGTGTTCCAGCAGATGCAGTGAAAGAAGATGATGCAACACCATGACTTTCAAATACGGTGTTTCTTATTTGAAGTGATTGGTTACCTATGGGATTGGTTGTTCCAATGCCAATACTGGTATTAGTATTAATTCCAGCATCAGTCTTTTCAAAGTACCCAGTACCTCCTCCGCCTCCACCAGTCTGATCTGCTACCCAATCATAATCAGAACCAGTCCAACTGAGAACTTGACCTGAAGAGGCAGTACCAGTATTGAGGTGTGTATCAACATCAGAGTTACCATAACTACCTCCTCCTGGAAGGTTAGTTAGACCAGACCCATCACCTACAAATGATGAAGCGGTCACAACTCCAGTTACGTTGATACCAGAACCAGTTACTTGTAGTTTTGTTGATCCACTATTCTGCAAGTACAATGCACTGGAGTCAATGAATAAAGACCCAGTTCCACTTTCATTAATATAACTTTGGGTTCCACTATGCCAAATTTGAAGATCGTTTGAATCTCCAAATCCAAGTCTAAAGTCATCCCCATTTACTGTGCCAATTCCAGTACCAGATGACCATATAGATCCATTGTACCTGAGGATGTCATTGATCTGTGCTCCAGAGGATACAACGTCAGTTAAATCATTTAGGCTGGTTGCTCCACCAGTCGATCCACTACCAACTACGTCGGTAATTTCAATGGTTGCAATTCCATTTGAATAGGTTGCAGTAACACCAGCACCAACGAAGTTAATGGTTGCAGCAGTTCCAACAGTGCCTCCTTCTTCTTGAATAACAACACCAGATCCTGATGCTGTAACACCTGTTAGGTTGGATCCATCACCGTAGAATGTATTTGCAGTGATGATACCAGCGGTGAAATGATCTGTCCCAACGCCAATGGTTCCATCTATGTTTCTATTAAGAAGTTCGGTCCATCTTCCCGCATGAGCATAATATGCCTTTCCAGTATCATGGGTATGAACAAATGCACCATGGTACTCAGCAGGACTTGGTAGAGTTCTATACTCTGCAAAGAGGAATGGTAGGATGTTAGTTGTTGCACTACCTACGATTCTTCCTTTAAGTCTAAAGTTACCTAGAACAGAAAGAGCTTCCTCTGCATTGGTGGTTCCAATACCAACGTTACTATTTGTAGTAATACCAGTAGGACCAGATTTCCAAATAGAACTGGAAGCTGGGACATTGTATAACCCAGAAGCATCTCCAGAGAATGTGGAAGCTGTTAGGATGCCAGTGGTCTCATAGTTGCCATGGACATCTTCTACAAGAAGTCTTCTCCAACCATTATATCCACCGTTAGTAGTACCATAAGAAACGTATGCTTGCTTTGCGTTGTTCGCATAGGCAAACATTCCTCTCCAAGACACTGCATTAGGCATGTCAGTGGTTGAGTCAAAGTCAAAGCGCATCTTACTGCCTTGACCTGGGAAGGTTACAATACCTGCACCTGAGTTGATGTTATCAACCAGGATAGAAGGGGTGCCAGAGAGGTTCTGAGCGACTGTTGCGATACCTGCAGTGTGTGCATACCCCGCAATGGTAGAGAGACCTGCAACGGGTGTATACGAGGAGATGCCAGCGACTTTTGCGTACTCAGAGACACCTGCATTAGTTGCAACACCTGCTGCAGAAGAATACGTAACGATTCCTGCAGTGGTTGCGAAGGTTGCTACACCAGCGACGGGTGTATATGAAGAGATTCCTGATACTGGAGAGTAATTTGTTAGAGATGCGAACCCTGCAATAGGAGTATATGATGCAATGCCAGATACAGTTGCATAGGATACATAGTCTACTGCGTCTATGGTTACGTTACCACCAAAGACACTACTTACATTAAGTCCGTCATTGAAATTTACGGTTTGTGCTACACCAAGAACAGATCCACTGTTTTTGATGACAATGCCCTGTCCAATAGCAGTAACACCAGTTAGTCCAGATCCATCCCCAATGAATGTTCCTGTCGTAATACCCGAAAGTAATGCATTACCTTCTACATGTAGTTGACTAGTTGGAAGAGTCGTGCCAATACCAACATACTTACTGGTAGTAATACCGTATGTACTTGCCTTGGTCCAAGTTCCTGCAGAACCTGCATTGGCAGATAACTCTGTTCCATCTCCAAAGGTATTATAAATCTCCTGAAAATTGGCATTTACTTTTACTGCACCAGATGCGAGGGAATCTCCCAGACCATCATTCGGCGTAAATCCAGTGAATATTCCCTGTCTAGCCATTTATTTCTTATGATAAGGTCTATTTCTTCTATTTATTGTTCTAATAAATATGAGTATACGACCATGTTTTCCTTTTTTATACCATGACAAATAAAGTCAGCAAACATAGAGAAGCATACGAGCAGTTTAAATCTGAATTGTGTGAGTATCACTTAGATAATTATACTTCTTGGATTAAAAATTTGCAAGAGGAAGGATATGATGTAACCAAATGGAGCACTGAAGAGATTATTGATACTTATATTAAGGAAAATAATCTTTGGAACTCCGCAGAAACTATTGCACAAGCAATCCTAGAAGATAAAAAGGAAAAGGGTGACTCATATCTAGAAACAGATATGAAAAAAAGAAGAAAGAATAATGAAAAAGCTGTAAATGATATGAAGAAAGTCAAGGACGATACCGTTCCTCGCTGGATGAGGGAGGATGTACGTCAGAGACTTGAAGAAGCTCGTCGTGGGCCACGTAAGGAAGGTAAAGAAAAGACAGAAGATAAAGCAAAAAAATCTTTGGAAGCAGTGAAGAAACGCCAGAGCGTTCTTGATACGCATGAGAAAAAAACTGGAAGAAAACTTGATATTAAAAAATCAGTAGAAGGCAAAGCACACGCCAAAGACTTCCCTAGTTCTCGTCAAGAGAAAAAGACTAGGGGCGAAAAGGAAACTGATCTCCAGACACAGAACCGTCGCGTAAATAAAGATACCTCTCGTATTGTCGCCAAAGGTTACACTAAGAAAGAAAAAGAAAAAAACAAAGGCATTTATTCTTCAAGGTTTGATTGATGGCTAAATGTAAACAGGGATATTACTGGTGTTACACTGATGAGAAATGCAAAAAAATTCCTCTAGGATGGCATGTAGGACGTGGCGGAGTAATTGAAAAAGACGAAGAAGGTAAAGATGGAAATAACAAGAATGGCAACGGAACTGGGAATGGGGAACCTAATGGGGGTTCTGATGGTGGAAGCGTCTCCGAAGAATCAGTCTCTAAGGCTCAACAAAAATTCTTTGGAATGGTTCGCGCAGTTCAAAAAGGAGAAGCGAACATAGGAGGAGATGTAGGTAAAGCCGCTGCATCAATGAAAAAGAAAGATGTAAAAGACTTTGCATCTACTAAACATAAAGGTTTACCTGAAAGAAAAAAAGTTGATGAGGGACTCAGAAGTAGTATTCTTTCTGATCCAAAGGCTATGAAAAACATTAAAGATAATGAGAAAGTAAATTACGCTAAGACGATGCGTATGAAACATGGGAAGAACTGGAAAGAGTTTGCTTCCCAATCAAAAGATGCGAAAGAAAGGCTGCGTCCAGGTGAAGTTAAGAAGTGGGACAAAGAAAAGAAAAAGTGGGTATCAAATAAAGATTGACAAGGTATTGAATTGTTAGTAAACTAACTCTGCCAGGGTTCAAAAGAGAGACTATATAACTTAGAGTTTTATTAATTAATTTGAATGGCAAATTTGAGAGAGAGAATGAGATCGAAGGGGGAACTCCTCCTAGCTCATGCTCCTATCCTAACCCTTGGATTTACACTGGTAAGTGCTTTGAGTCTGATGACATTGGCGACAACTATGGTTTTGTATACAGGATCACAAATGTCGAAGACGGAAGACAGTACATCGGTAGAAAATATTTTTGGCAACACAGAAAGCCTAGAGGTAAATCTAGGAGAGTTAAGAGTGAGAGCGACTGGAAAAAATACTACGGAAGTTCTGACGAACTTACTGAAGAACGCCGTAGAATTGGAGATACTTCCTTCAAACGAGAGATACTTTCCGTTCACCCCACAAAAGGTTTTGTAAATTATGAGGAGACTCGTCAACTTTTTGTGAATAACGTCTTGACTGAACAGCTTGACAACGGAGAACCTGCCTACTACAATAGGAACGTTCTCAGTCGTTATTTCAGGAAGGATTACTTCGATGGAAAACCAATCTAAGGAGATTGTTCGCGACTATATCGTGGACCGTATACATGAATTGGTTGATGATGAGCGTCTTGAGGATGCTATTTCACTCTATGAAGAATATAAAGAAACGTTCATTAATGTTTCTAATGTTTCGTGACTAAATGAAAATTTCTACTATTGCCTCACTTCTCCTGTG